CTGATCAAAACGCAATGGCTCGCCAGGGGATTGGCACGCCCGGCAATGTCCAGGCGTTGAGCCAGACATACAACACCGGGTTCAGCAGCCCGAACCAGCTCTATGCCAAACCGGTGGCAGGCGGTGGGCGTGCGCCTACTCTTAACCCTTACCAGCCTATGCTGGGTGGCGGCAGCTATTCGCCTTATGGGGCTGGTACCGGAAACCCTTATGGTGGGACAGTGTACTCGCCCTATGGCGGACCACCGTTACAATACTACCAGGAAGGCGGATCGGGCCCTGGCAAGCAGAGCTGGGCCGAGCTACAGGCTGGCACACAGACAGGGGAGCCAAGCTCAGATCCGCGCCAGGCCAGTGCTTATGGTCAGATCCCCACTACCATGGACCCACGTTCATGGCTGGCACTGCCGCAATTCGATATCCTGAACAGGATGGCTATGCAGAGATATATGCAGCCTAAGACGATCAGCCCAGGATTACAGGCATACCGTGAAGCTGTTGATGCTGTTCCGGGCACGTATACGCCGAGCCCACAGGCTTCAAGGGTAGGGCAGCTATATCAGCAAAGGGTGGACAGGCCGGACGCTTACGGCGACATAGCCAAGCAGTTGGAAGACTATGTTGCTGGCAGGTATCGAGATCGACCACAGACAGAGCTTGAGAGAACGATATACGACCAGACGCTTGGCAACCTGAAAACCGGGCTGGGCGAGATAGAGCGCGGGATGTTGGCTAATGTCGAGCGTGAGCGTAAGCGGCAAGAAGATATTCTTGGCGCAAGCCTGGCATTGACAGGTGCATACGGCTCAGGCGCCGAAGGAATCCGCAGATCTGAAGAGATCGCAGAGCCATACCTGGCCGCCAGGCGAGATGTACGCCGTCAGATCTATGATCTTGGCACTCAGGCAAGGCAAGAGGCGCAAGGACTGGTAAGCGAGCAAGACGCCCGCAGGCTGGCCGATATCGACATGCAGCGTCGTGCACTACAGGACGTACAATCATTACGCGAGGTCCAGGAAGCGCAGCAGATGGCTGATCTTGCCGGGCTCAGTGATTTCGAGAAAGAGCAATATACCAGGATGGTATCACAGCGTGAGCGTGCACTTGACCGGAAAGAGCAACTTGCCAGGCTGGAAGAAGACGCAAGAGCGCAGGGCGACACTCAGGAAGCAACGAGGTTCGCAGCTATGCAGGAGCTCCTTGATTCTTATCTCAACCAAATCATACAGGCAGAGGCAGTAGTCAGAGGAAACACACCGCAGCCAAGAGAAAAAAGCAGCTCAATAGGCGACTTTGCAAGCCTTGGCTCTATGCTTGGCAAAGCTTTCAAATTCTAAAGAGGACATAAAATGGCAAAAATGAAAGAATTGCTTGCTCTTGTACTAGGGGCTGCTGGCGGCGCAAAAGAGGCACGAGAAGAAAAGGAAGACAGAGAGTACAGGCGTCACACCAGACGCATGGAAACAGATCCTGCATACCGCGCCAAAAAGATTCGGGAGCGAAAAGACCAGGAAGCAATCCAAGAGCTTGCCAGAGGAGCCAGGCTTGGCCAGCGGTGGGATGAAGTAGGGGAGAAGGTACAAACAGCCATACCAGGGATGGCTCAAAACGTACAAGCTCTTACTGGTATGGCAGGAATGCCGCCTGGGATTATGCCCGCAATGCCTCCACAGCCAATACAGCCGCCTCCTGTTCCCGCTGAATTGACCGGCCAAAGAATTGGCTTCACTGAAACAGGAATGCCTATCACTGAGGCTACGGAACAGCGCAAAAAAAGCATGGAAACAAAGCGGCTTGCTAGGGCAGCTTATGATGCCGAAAAAGAAAAGGAAGCTATGGGCTATGTGCGCCATAAAGGTACTGGCCAACTTATGCCTAAAGCGCAATGGGACGCCATTAAAGATGCCTATGAAAAACAAGAGGCATGGATAGAAGAACAAAAGCGCTTAAAACGAAAAGAATACACATACAAAGACTTTGAGAGAACACTGAAGAAACGCGAGGCTGTTGAAAACATACTATCCAGGAAGTATGGAAATGATGCGTATATAGCTTACGAAGAAGGCGGAACGCCTGATGATATGATCAAGAGGCTTGCAGAATACAGGGCCCAGATGCGAGTTGACGAGCTTGAATCGAAAAGACTTGCAAAAGAAAACGCCTTTCCAATGACAGATAAGGAAAAAGCAGACATATACAACAGGTCGTATCAGATTGCGCTGCGCCAAGCCAATAGAGATATAAGCGGCATCATCAGGAATCGCTCAGTTTTAGCAAAGCGCTATGGCATAGAGATGGAAATGCCAACAATTGACGCGTCCGGGACTGGCATGGATGAAATAGCCACCGGTGCATTTGAAGACCTGAAAATGCAAACTCCAGCAATCAGCTCAAAGATAGATCCAGAAATTGCCTGGAAAAAGCGCAACAGAGACAAAATAAAGACCAAAGAAGATTTTGTCAGGAAATGGCAAAAGCTAAACGAGGTAATGCAGGCAGAGCCACAGGATAAAACCAATCTGCTTGAAGATTATTTCAACTTTGTCTCACAAATCCCGCAATATGCTCCAGCAGCAGTCGCAACAGAAGCGGCGAAAAAGTTTTATCCGGCAATTGGCAGAGGATTAAAGAAAGGATTCGAAGAGGTTATATTGAAGCCAACTCTACAGGCAGCGCCAGAGCTTGGTCTTCCAGAAATGACTGTTCAAGAAGCATATGATTATCTGCCAACGCGGGCATTGCGAGACATAGAGGAGCCAATAGACAGTGCCTTGGCAAGATACAACAAGTTGGTACCAGACCCAAAAGAATATGCGCCTGAGACTATCCCAGCAAAAAAGTGGATTGGAAAACCGACAGAAGCGTTATCCAAGTTAATAACAGCGCCACTAGCATCAATTACAGGAAAAAATAAAACATCGCCATTTGATGCGATGGTAGGCCGCCGAGGAAAAACCGGCCAGAAGATTATCAGGAGAATCCAGGACAATCTTAATGAGACTGGTTTCAAGGCATACGACATTATCCTGGAGATCCCTGGCGCACTTGATATCTTCAATTCAGTGCCAGGCGGAAACGAAATGAAGCGAGCCATACGGAACGGTAATGCTACACTGGCGGATGCGCTGGCATTTATAGAGGCAAATAAATAATGGCAGAACCCACAAGAACAGCATGGGAAATGCTTGCGGACATCCTCGATGTCCCTGGCAGGACTATTCGCGCACCAATAATTGAAGGGATGGAAGCGTCGAAAGAAGGCAAGCAATTAAACCCATTTGATTACCTTGGTGCTGCTGGGCGTGGGCTTTATTCCGCAGCCATGGGAGAAGGCCGAAAGTATCCTGGGCAGAAAATATACGAGCTGGCGATGGACGAGGAACCACTGAAGCCAGAAGAAGGATGGTCACCGGAAGCCATTAAAAGAGCGCTGGCTGGCCTTGGGATAGAAATGGCTGCCGACGTTCCTGGGTTCGGGCTGGCAAAGAAGGGGTTACAACTTGCAGGTAGGGGCGTGGGTGCCGTCGCAAGAGCAACAGGAGCTGCAGATATAGCTGCTAACGTGGCTGCCAACCTACCAAAGACAAGAGTGGGGCAGGCAATTGGCACTACATTCACGCCTCAATACCTTACCAAGATGGGTATCGGTGCCGCAGGCCCTATGGAACATTCTGGCGAGTATTACCGCCGATTGCGTCAGATGAGGACAGCAGAATCAAAACATGCTACTGAGTTCATGGAGAAGGCTGCGGAGTACGAGAACTTGATACCGGACACGGAGCTACGTAACGCTGCAACAGCCATGTCCGAAAACATAAATATTGGAAAGACAGTTGCTGAACGGTTTGACGATATCCCAGCAGGAACGCCTGACGACGTTGTTAAGTGGGGCCGCGCAATCCAAAGCGACATAGAAGAAATGATCGAAAAGGGCATGAACAAGCGCGGGATATTGAACCCTGAAGATGTCAGATTCAAAGACAAGATGTCGTACATGCCGCATATTGTTGTTCCGGCAGAAGAAGAATCAATAATGTCCTCAGTGATGAGACTGTTTAGAAACCCGACAAAATACGACGAACACTACCAGGGATTCAATCACGGGATATCCAGAGGCGCTGCTGTAGGGACTACTGATAAAGCTGGTGCCGGAGCGTTCAGAAGAAAAGATATCAGGAAGCTGTCAGAACTGAACGCAGACTCGTTACACGATGGATTTGGCCGTGTAAAGTATGTAAACGATATCGTTGATATCTTCCAAAAGAAAGGCGGCGAAGTATCCCAGCAGTTTGCAGCCAACGATTTCCTTACCGGCCTTGTAAACGACGGACTCTACAGCACCAAACGCGGCAAGGGCATGAGAGAGTTCGTACTGCCCAAGCGGATGAAAAACTCGCGAGTATCAAAGCTGTTAAAAGGTAAATACTTCGACAGCAATTTCGTCGATGACGCAGAAAGAATGATCGACGCTGTCAAATCAAAGAAAGACCTGGGTGCGGCATTCAAAATCTGGGATGACTTCTCAAAGTACTGGAAAGCGTCTGCACTGGCCAGACCAGCGTTTCATGTAGCAAACGGAATGTCAGGGCTGTTGGTGAACCACCTTAACGGTATAAACCTTCTGAAGCCTAAGACAGCGATGTTCTATTCCAAAATAGCCAAGGCCGCGAACCTGTACCGCCAGGGCAAATTCTCCCAGATCAAGAAGATGGGCAACGTTGAAGGCCGGAACATGCTGGACTGGCTGTTTATGGCCCGCGATCATGGCGTGCTTTCTGCTGACAGATCATTGATGGGCGATGTCATAGAGATGGCGCAGAACAACAAATACAGTAAGAACATGGTGAAGGGGCTAGCTAAAGAAGTGAAGAATGTCTTTGCGGGAAAAGGAGCAAAGGGCAAAGCAAAAGCAGCCTGGGAAGTAGCTGCCAGGGTTACCCCAATATCACCGACAAAATCTATGTATTTGCAGGCATCTGCCAAAGCTGGCCAGTTTACTGAAGATACGCTCAGGACAAGCCTGTTCATCAATAACGCTATGAAGCATTACAAGTCGCTTCCAAGAGCAAACAAGAGCTGGAGCGAAGCGGCAGAGAAAGCAGCCCTGGACGTAAGCAAGTGGCACGTGGACTATTCAGACCTTACAAATGCAGAACGCGAGCTATTTAAAAGAATCTTGCCATGGTATGCGTGGGTTAGAAAATCGGTACCGGTATACCTCCAAGCTATGCTGGAACACCCGCAGACATTCAACCGGATCTTCAAGGCCAGGGGCGCACTCCAGCAGGCGGCATACCCAGGACTGGAAACCAAGGATATCCCGGAATACTATCGAGAGCAAATGCCTATATTCACGCCGTTCCAGCAAGAGTATGGCGACAAGAAGCGGCTAGAGATGATGGGTATGGAACGGTTCCTCGCCCCTTCAACAGCCCTGAGGTTCTTGACAGCGGCCAAGAAAACAGTGACCGGAGAAGAATCCAGGTTCCCAGGCTCACCGCTGCTCCAGTTCGGCCTTGAATCATCACTCCCGGCATACAACGCGATCACCGAAGCCATCAGCAACTACTCGAAATACAAAGAACAGCCGCTAATGCGCCATTCAGCCGACGTAGAGCCGTTGATGGGGCTCATGGTACCTAAGACCACAGCGCACTTTGCAAGGGGTATAGTGCCACTCTTGGGCTCATTAAACAAACTGATGCGCGGTACGTTGACAGCCGGCGTGCCTAACGACTTGTCACCAATCAATAAAATCTTACAATTTGTTATAGCGCGAACCTACCAGGTTGATCTTGACCAGAATCGGCGCAGGGAAGCATACAAGATTCTGAAGGATATTGAGAAGATTAGGCGCGACATCCGATATAAGAACCGGGATATAATGGATCCAGAGAAGGAAGAGTACCTTGAAGATAACCGGATGTACATAGAGCGGTTAAGGGACGCGTTAGGCGAGAAGAGAACCGGATATCGTGAAGAGATGCAACGGCAGGCGGCTCAAAGGAGGAGAGGATTCTAATGTCGATCTATAAACTATTGATAGGTGGGGAAATCAGAGACACAATTAACTATTCTCCTTCGACCGACGAGAACTATGAATTTCAAGTCGTTGGCATCGTTCGGGACGACAGAGGTAATGAGCGTTATACTGAGCCGCTAACCATCACAGGCGGCGCGATATCAATGTACATCCTCAAGAATACTGACGATAACCTAGGGTCAGCAATCAAGACATACACGGTAGGCTCAGGGCTAACAATTACCAGCGGCTCAACTGGCCAGTTTGAGCTGGATATCGCAGACACTGAAACCGCGCTCCTGGTCCGAAGCGAACCATACTATGTCAAGACAATCATTACCCCCAGCGGCGGAGATTCTTATGGAATGCCCGTGTTCGAAATGGTGGTTGGAAACTGATGACTAAGAGTTTAGAGAAAATCAACTGGGGGCAGTGGATAGCTGTGATATCTTTGCTTATTGGGCTAGGCATAACATGGGCTTCTTTGCCGGCCTCGATTATGGAGAAGGCTGAAACGAAATTTGTCAGCAAAGAAGTCTTCCAATCAGAGATGAGGCATATATCAAAAAGTCTTACACGGATAGAAAAAAAACTGGACAAAGCTGTACTAGTCCCGGCAGGTAAATAATGGAAAAGATGATTGAGCCTGGTAAAGAGCTGCTGACATATATTCTGAGACATAAACCGCACTGGATAACATGCTTTGAAACCATACTCGGACAATGGTGCCTGGAGTCAGGCTGGGGTACTGCCAAGAACCGTCAGGGCGTATGCCTGGCAGCCGAGACAAACAACTTTGGTGGAATGAAGTACCGGTCCTGGCAGGCCAGTTATGGCGTGGTACCGTTCACCTATACCGACTGGAACGGCAAGACAGACGACTATGCAGACCTGGAATCTATCTGGCACTGGCCGCGCTTGTATTTTGGGCTCCTGGCCAAGAAAAGGTACGCAAAAGCACGCAAATGCAACAAAGATACAAGGGGATACCTGGCTACGCTTGTCGAATGCAAGTATGTCACAGAGATGCCGGACAAGTACGGGAACCCTGTAACAGATCCAGAAAAGCTGAAAGTAATGTATCCCAATAAAATCCTTGACGATATAATGCAGCGAGAAATGTTTTACAAACTAGTTAAAGAGGTGGTTGAACAATGACCCAGAAGATGATGTATATGATAGCTGGCGGCCTGTTCCTGCTGGCGCTGATTTACCTGAACGCTGACATATCTATCCAGAGCACCTGGCTTGTTATTGTCGGCGGCGTAATTGGTGTCCATGGTGGAACCGACATGATGGCTATCACCAAGAACGGTGCCCAGAAGAAGCTCCCTCCCAATGAATAACTTCATCATATTCGTTCTGGGCGTGTTCTCTGCCCTGGCTGCCATCTGGTATAAGAACAGGAGCACACCAAACCTGTACCGTGAGGAGCGTGCCAGGCGGCAGGGGCTGGAGAAGAAGCTGAAGGACCAGGAAGACCTGCATGCAGAGGAGCATCGAATCCATGACGAAAAAATCGCTGAATACGAAGCCAAGATCAAGCACTATCGCACTGGCCTTGTTACTGATACTGATGACGACGCCATTGTGGATGGTTGGCGCAGAGAGCAGGAGTCTGCCGGATCAACTGAAGACAGCTAAGAGCCTGGCGGTAAAGTATAAGACGGATAAAGACAAGCTCCAGGCCGCACTTGATGCCCAAGATAAGCTGGTAGTGGAATTGAAGCTGAAGCTGGAGGCCAGGGACAAGGAGATAGCCGAGAAGAAAGAGATGCTGCTTGAAATGCTGGAATCTCAGAAGCGACTTGAGAGAGAGTTAAAAAAGGCTGTTCAGCGTGGGTACATCAGCAAAGGTATCGAGCGGGGCATGGAGAAGTACATGCTTTATGGTGTGATCAAGGCTTTGATTCTGAAGATATGAGCTAGCAGGTCTCAGTCCACATGTCCGGGCTTAACAAATCGGGACTCTGGCCGGTCGTCTACAGGCAGTCTTTCCACTGCTCGCCTGCCACAAGGTAATGTACATCTCCCATGTATAGCTCACATCATACGCTCTACCAACTAAGCTACCCAGCCTCCTTGTTGATTACTTGCTATAGGTTTTTTTTCTCCAACTCTTTTTCCAGTTTTTCGTTTTCGTCTTGGATCTTGTCATTCCAATCTTCAAGCTCGCTTATTCTCTTGTCTTTATCACAGTCAGCGCACGGCCCGTGGATTTCTCTGGCCTCCATATCAATTACTTTGACCACAAGATCATTGTTTTCTTTTTTTAGTACTGCGTTTTCCTCATTCAGAACAGCTAGTTTCTCGGCAGCTTCTGCATATGCTTCAGCCGCTTTGTTTTGTTGTTTTACCGCTCTTTTTGAGATGCTTTTCCAATTATTTAGATCTTTTTCCAGCTTTGCGTTCTCCTTTTCCAGCTTTGCGTTCTCCTTCTCCAGTCGCTTAACTTGGAATTTATTATACAGATCAATATATCTGGTATGCAGTCTGGCATAATACTCTTTCGCCATATTTAGCTTATCTCCCTGCTCTAAAATCTTGGCCTTCAAGGATTGAATTTCGCACTCCAGCTCCTCAATAACGTTGTCATGGTGCCTACTTATTTCGGTGGTAAGCTGGTCGTTGATTTTTATCGTTTCTTTCAGCTCGCCTATCTCGGTTGTGTAAACATTGATTTTTTCCTCCAGCTCTTTCACCCTTCTGGTTGATTTGATTTCCTTGTTCAGCTTGTCGTTTTCTTTCTCATTTTCCTCCAGCATCTTCGGGATCTCGCACACACATACACCGTCGCAGGACAAACAACGGCATTCATAGTGCCCCTTCTCATGCTTATACACATGCCTTCCTTGCGCCCCTTTGACACCCTTTGCGGCCTTGTATAAATCGTCATCTTCAATCTTGTAATTACTCATCATTCCCCCCTGTTATTTAGACACCCAGTTACTATATATGCATGCCAAAAAACCAATTGCGTCTTTACTGTAAACCGTACTTGGCTTTGGATAAACGCATAGCTTTTTCCAACAGCATTGATGATGATAGTCCCTCAGCATATCCAGGTCAGGGCATTTGTTCTTTAGCTGCTCGTTTACTTGCTTGTTGTCGCCGCATTCACAACAGTAGTCCTCGGTATACCCGCCACAGTCACAACAGTCAACCTCATACTGCCATACGGTTCCATGCGCCCCACACTTTCTGCAGTACAGCTTTGGCGCTGGTTCATAAAACTGATAGTCGATCCCGTATTTGTCTTCGTATAATGCTTTCATTCATTACCTCCTAACAAGGATCAGAGCAATGTCGCTTTACAAGCTCGTCAAGTTTCTTGAATATCAATACCATTTCCCAGGGCTGGTAATAGTACAGGTAACCCCTGAAGTATGGATCTTCATCGCGAGTGTTACAGTACATGTGCCGCACACCATCAAAATAAGCAGTGCCCTCAAACAGCACATCAACATGAAGCTCTGGATCATATATTGAATCACAGTTGATAACGCTGCCGGATGAAAAATGGTAAACGCAAAAATGGAATCCTGACTTCAAGTTGCCAGCCCACTGAATAGGTGACCACGACAGCCAAAGATTGTTTTTAACCAGCTCATACCTGGCCCAGTATTTCACAAGCTCTTTGTCGCAGGCTAGTTCACAGTATTTGATTTCACTGCCGATCATTCGCTACCTCCGCAGTTCTGGCACTTGCCGTTTTTGATCGAGTTGATTGATTCGTCAATCATGTCATCGACAGTACTCATTTTCGCCATCTCTCTTTCAGCATTATTGATTCGTCGTCAAAATACTGCAATCGTGCATCTCTGAGCTTGCGTCGATATGTTGAATACATGGCACCGGCAACCAAGCCAAATATAACCCCAGGGAAAAAGCCTTCCCAACCATGGTTATTGGTTACCACAAGTGGGTGTTTTATGTGTTCCGCCACTTCAACCATGTCAATCGTGATATCTTCTTTGCTTGGCCCGACAACTATGTTGCAACTAGACATATCGTTCTGGAGTACAAGATCACTGTTAAATGTTGTTGAGTCATTAGCAATAAGATCGACCGCCGGATAATTACTTGGATCAGCAATGTACACCAGAGCAGTATTTTCGTTTGTGGTAACGGGTATATTTTCACTCATCACTCGGCCCCCATTTCTTAACCATGTCATCGACCCACCTGGTCGCTTCTGATTTCTCCATGAACCCGTAGACAATGCTGATGTCCCGCACGATCTCTTGTCGCATCAACTCCGGCAATTGTTTCTGTTCCACCACCAAGCACCACCGGATCTGGGATTCATATGCCTGCAGCTCCAGCCATTTCTTATTGGGCTCCGAGAACCACCACCACCAAAGATAGCCGAACGTACTCCAGAACTCCTGTTGCGCCAGGTGATAGCCTTCATGCCCATATACCCAGCAGCGATAGTCAAGATGGTTCTCCCGGCCCCGCCACCTCTTAGCCACGAACACCCGGCCAAAGATGGCGATGAAGCCAAATTTGGTGCATGGTGGCATCCAGTTGACCGTCTTAATGTCCTTCACTATCCGCTCATGGATTTTGTTGATTTCTCTTTCGCTCACGTAACATCCTCTCTTACAAATAACCAGCTATGTAGGCACTGGTTATTCATCATTACGTCAAACATCCCGGCGGCCACGCCTTGCACCTGTTGCTCTGTCAGCCCCAAACTAAGCCTGAAATCTATCGCATGGGTAAGCTCATGCAAAAAAGCAGCCTTTATGTTTTCCGGGTGGTTAGACTCACATATCTGAATTTCCTGGTCGCAGTTTAGCACCCTGCCAACAAGACCAAGTTGTCTCAAGTCGATCACCCTGACAACATACTTCGACCCAAGTATCACCGCATTGTCAATCATCCAAACACCGCCCCGCATATAACCCACATTACAAATAGCCAGCCGCCAAGACAACCGCCAACCACAAATATCCCCTCGATCATTGCCGCACCACCGTAACCCGATTTCAACGGGGAGCTAGGGTCAGTCATGCTTCTCCCCTCGCTTTCTTGAGAATCTCGTCAACCTTGGAATTGAAGTCGCACAAATCACATTCAATATCATCAGGACAATAATCATGTCTATAATACCCTCTATACCTGCCGATTATCTCTATCAAATCATCCTCAATCGGACGGTGGTTCCATTGCCTGTCGTGTTGCTCATTATCATACGAACCCCAATATTGGAGATTTTGTGTGAAACAGCCAGGCTCATGCTTGGTTATACCGTTCTTTATGTAAGAGCGACAGAACGGACAAGGTTTTAAATTCTTACTCATGTTTCGCCCCTTTCTTTTTGGATTTCTTCGAGCAGCCTGTGGAATCTGTTGTGATAATACCAGCCGTTCATTCGGCCATCTGCTACTGGCGGGGAGTCACGAAAATCATGTGTGACTTCTTTAAGCAGATCAATCAACTCTTCAGTCCAGTCCCGCTTTTTCACGTAGCCGTCGCCGTGGGTGGCAACCGGCCCTATCATCCACTTATGCTCTGGGTCTGGCACGAATACCATACTCGCTGTATCTGAATAATAATTTGTGGCCACAAGCCAACCGCCAAAGACCCTGGCCCGATAGGTGTGCTGACCGATCTCTATCCACTTAAATTCAATCTGCATCCCCGCCCCCTTCGGTTCTTTCATGACTTACATCTCGCTTCTTTGCTGCCTTCTTTATCGCCCGCTGAAATGAAGGTAATGCCCGAATGTCCTGCAAAACCTTACAATCATTGTCTAACCAGTTGATGTGCAGCAATAATTGATAAACGATATTCTCATCCACTTTGACGTTGCGCGTTCCACACCATAATGGCCATGAATAAAAATCAAGATCGATGCCCCTGAGATCACTGCCACTGAGATCACTGTGTCTGAAATCGCTGCCCCAGAGAACGCTGCCCCTGAGATCACTGTTCCTAAGATCACTGCCCCTGAGATCACTGTATCTGAGATTACTGCCCCTGAGATCACTGCCACTGAGATCACTGTGTCTGAAATCGCTGCCCCAGAGAACGCTGCCCCTGAGATCACTGTTCCTAAGATCACTGCCCCTGACATCATATCCTATCAGGATTGCCCGTTCTCCCTCGGCCTCACCCTTAAGCCATTTTTCATGTTTTTCAAGAATTAATTTCAGCTCGTCACTTGTTATAGTTTTCATCCCCGCCCCCTTCGACAAGATCATCAAATGTCCGATCAGACAGTCGCTGAAGCGTAAAGACCAAGGCTTCCATACAGGCTGTGCATATATCGTCGTTCCCGTTGCAGGTGCTGTTATATCCCCATGATTCACTGGGCAAAAATATTTCAAGCACCATGAAATTATCGCCACTGGCGGCTCTGTCGTCTAATCTTCTTCCGCATATATCACAAGTTATCTCTTTCACTCCACGCCCCCTCCGCTATGCAGTTCCACGAATCCATTCACTGTATTCACGTAAGTTGTCATAACACCAGCCGCATACCCAGATATTTCCCCACAAATATAACGATGTAGCAGGCCACATAAGGTTTCCACAGTTTTGGCATTGTTTAATCATCCCCGCCCCCTTCGACCCTGGCTAGCAGGGAGTTTTCTCTATCATTGATTTCCAGACTCATCTCGACGTAATCTCCTAGCCCCACCCTTCGCATTATATGATGGGCGTGAGCCGTAGCCACTAGATCGAGCTTCACCCTCTCCCGCACCACAGCCTTGAAGTTCTTGATGATCTGATGCATGGCGGCGATGACAGATTGCAGCTCTAGGTTCACTGTTTCATTATCACTAAGGATCAAAATCCTTTTTCTCGGCTCTTCCAGCTCCGCTACCTTCTCTTTCAGCTTCCGTTCCCTGCTTTCACTGTTCGCCAGCGCAGCCGTTATGGTGGATAACTCGTTTTTCAGCTCATCGTTCTCGTCCATCAACTTGCTCTGAAATATATCTAGCTTCGCATTACGCTTCTCTTCCTGCTTCACCTTCTCTTTCAACTCCCGGTTCTCACGCTCAAGCTCCTGGATGAGCTGGTCTTTTTGTTGGCAGTCAAGGCACATTAGCTTTACCCGCTTCGGTGGAACCTTCCTAGGTTCACAGTCTTGACAGTAATCATGATAACAATCTCTTCCGCAATGCAGACAACTCATCTCTTCACCGCCCATACCATGTCATAAAAGCCCGTTTAACTGGCCCATCATAGTCAGCGAACTTCCTATACCACTCCCTGCAGTCACGACACAGCCAGTTCTCAAGGCGATAGAATGTGCCGCCACAATTTAGGCATTTAAGTGTCATCCCTTCACCTCCTTCAGCAGCTCCCGGTTCTCACGCTCAAGCCTATTAATCCTGCCCCGGCTACTCGATGCCAGCTCATTGAAACGGGCCTCCAGCTCCCGGCAGTAATCCACCAGGGCGTTGTGTTCGTCGATAGCAACATCCTTATTTAACCAAGAACCTGGATAATATACCCGCAGTTGATAACAGCCGGGGATTCCTTCAGAAACAGATTTAATGTCAGTCCACTCCCGCACCCGAATATCAATCTTCTTCATCAGTGGCCGCCTCCTTAAACAGACTATTCGTCGGTGTCTGCATGTATTTTGCCAAATCTTTCATCGTCGCTATCCCTTTGCCTAATGATTTTTGCCCGCAACTTCTTGTTTTCCTCTTTCAGCTCCCGGTTCTCATCCTCCAGTTTTACCATTGCCTGACCAAAACTTCGGAGCGTTCGCTCCTGGGAGTCGTTCAGCTCTTTCAGCTCCGCTAATTTCTGGTCTTTCTGGTGGCAGTCGATGCATTTTTTATTTGTAGCATTAACCTTTTTCAGTTGCGTTTCCAATTCCAAAATCCTGCGCGCATAAACGTCCGCTGTTTTTGTCAGACTTTTTATTTTTCTATCGGCCTCTTGTAGATCCCATTGCAATTCATCTACACCATCTGAAAATATACCCATTATTCCCTCGCCTCCTTCAGCAGCTCTCGGTATGCCCGAACCAGGGCATTGTGTTCGGCTACTGCTGACTCCAGACAAGTCTGCTCATTTCCGGCATTGTATTTGCTGACAATATGCGGCCCGTCCCAGCAATCATCCATGTATTTCCACTCCCGCACCCTTATCTTATCCTTCGCCATTGGTGGCCACCTCCAAGTCTTTCAAAACGTTTTCAGCGTACACCATCTGCGTTAAACAGCGGGATTGCCATTTTCTCTCAGCGTCCCAAGCAGCGGCCCCAGCAGCGGCCCAAGCAGCTTCCCTAGCAGTTTCCCTAGCAGCTTCCCAAGCAGCGACCCTAGCAGCTTCCCAAGCAGTGGCCCCAGCAGCGGCCAGCTCATCATCACTTATCTGCTTCTTTAGCCACTTCCTTTTTGCTTTGATGGCATCTGCAAACACCGGGTCGTTCAATTTGACTCTATTAATAGCCCGTTCAGCGCATCGGCAAGCAAACTCATGCAAAATGTGTTCTACGTTAATCCACCACAGTACTCTACGCTCACTGCAAACCAGCTTGTCATCGCTTTTAACCCAAGAGCCGGAACACTCTACGCGACAAATAACGCTTCCTGGGGCATGACATAACGCATCAATTATGTTTTCCGACGCATGAAGACCGTATCTAAGCATCTCAAGTCTGTCTGGGTCGCAGGTTAAAACCAGGCCCTTCCTGATCTTCACCTCCTTGCCATGGTGGAGATGCAGGATTGCTCTGTTGTCCTTCACGAAATGCCATGCTTGTATTGGTTTACTGCTCATCGTCCACCTGTTCCTAACACTTGGTTATTTTCCGCCTCTGTCCATACCAGCTCGTCGCCGACGAAGCCGTAAAGGACTGGTATATCTAGCTTCATCTCTTCTCCCACTATCCCTATCATTATGAGCATACCTTGAACCTCCTTTCCCAAAACTCGCGCTCATACCTGCGCCACCGGTCCCAGCGCGGCAGCTCGTCATATCCAAGGAAAACACAATAGACGTGCCATTCTCCGACCATTATGTACATGGTCCACGCCTTGTCACCGGTCTTGAGCTGCTTGTGCGCCAGGCTGTATGATATTCTGTTGTTATTCACCATCATAAAACTGGTACCTTGTCTCCGTTTCCTCACACAGTTTATTGAATGATGGGGTTTTATAGTCCCAGCCGAACACATGGTTCGATTTCTTCTTCTTGTGCCATGGACACGTGAACGGGCTCACATCCTTGCAGGCCACATCCTCATTGAGCCAGCGGCAAAATGAACATGTTTTTACGATCTCTGTTGTCCAGTTCATGCGTGATCCATCTCCTCCCAATCATCGCAGCCCTGCCCCCACTTGTCTATCAGGAACGGATGGTCTGGATGATCGCACCACATTGTCAGATTGTTCACAAGAAGATACTTGCAACTGCCGCAAGTCTTTGTGTACTGGACCATCATGTTCTTGTCCCAGCACCAGCTCTTGTAATCACAGAACTTACATATCGGGTCAGACTTCTTGACGCCAGTCCGGTCAGGTGGCGACTGTGACCGTATTACCCTGGCCGCCTTCTGCTTGGCCTCGTAAAATACGCCTGGCTGGAACTGGACGCACTCGCAGTAAAGGTCGCTGTTGTCTTTGTTGACCATAACAAATAGCGCTTTGTCCAGCGACGCATACCCCATGTAACACTGCAGCGACGCATACCCCATGTAACACTGCAACTGAACATAATATTCAATCTTGCTGGCCTCTACGCCATTCGCCTTAAACTTGCGAAAGCTGGACGCGCCGGCTGATTTGATCTCCAAGATCCATCGCTCGTCGCCACCCATAACGCCATGTATGATCCCGTCAGCATAACCCCTGAACAGGCCGCCATGGTCCTCAAACATCATCTGATCAGTGCCCGCATGAGCTATGGTGTAGCGGTTAGACAACCACTTGACAGCCAAATCCTCTATTACATCGCCGACAGTAAACAACAGCAGCACTCGGCCATCCATCGGCAAGGAATCAAAGTTCCTGAACCGATACCACGCCTGTCTTTCGCAAGGATGGCCGATAGTGCTCATTGATACTGATCGAGATGTGCGACGAGGCTGGCGCGTTGCAGCCTCGAATATCTCGCACTTTATCCTGTCACCGACAGGATCTATGGTTTCTATCTCTGCCATCAGAAACCAGGGCGGTCATCATCCGCCACTTCGGCCTTCTTATTGACAGGTTTGATTTCATTGTCATAGCTGCGGAAAGCAACCACCTTGTTCTTGTCGTCGTAGCCGTCCTTGCCCTCTTCTACGCCGAGCTTTATCTGGAGCAGCTTGCCGTGGAGCTCTTCAGAATCGGCCAGATTCGTGTCTTCAAGAAAGCCACAGGCTATTGCCATGGCCTTGAGCCGCTTCAATGCGAACTCATTGTTCAGGACCATGTTATCCCAGACCTTGCGCCCGGCATGTGATGGCCCCTCGATCAAGAACTCCCACTTGATGAAATTGTTGCCAGCTTTCGAGGTTTTTGACTCGCTGTCGTTTACCCTGGCTTTGTACCATCCGTCGGGCATAAGGTCAAAGTCGTTGCCGCCGTCTATGTCGCCGAGATTAATTCCAATATTTACCATTACTTCTTTGCTCCTTTCTTTATCCTCACGATCTTCTCTTTGATCTTGCCCAGGTTAGGCTCTTCAGAATGCCCCAGCTTGCCGCTGCGGTCCTTGGCCGGGTATTGTGCTGTCGGCTGTGTAATGAACCCACGCACTTCTTTACCGCCCTCGCCAGTTACCATGGTGTAGTAAAAAACCTCATCAAAGTAGCTGGTGAGCCGGTTCTTAAGCCCGGAGCCAGATATAGATGGCGCTACATAGCGCTTGTTGTTGTCGTCCTTGTCGATGTCGTCAAGGCAGGTGAACACGACGTTGTAATGCTCGATGTCACGAAACACCTTGATCATGTTGGTCATGACGTCTGTATATTCACCCCACATTACAAATGAATCCTTGCGATCCGTGTACTTGGCCTTCATCTGGCCAACAACACGGCTGCTGATTTCAGTCAGCGAATCAATAAAGACCCACTTGTATTTCTCCTTGAACTCGTCAGTCGTGAGGGCCTTGTATACCTCCCTTAGCTCCTCTACAGTCTCAACCTCGTAACCTTGAACCCGGCCAGACTCAACGAGATCGGCCACGCACAAAAGACCAGACTCAGCGTTGATCACGCACACGCCTTCAGTCTCTGGTATAGTTCTAAGGAGAGAGGTCTTGCCTATGCCAGCCTTACCTATCACCAGGGCGGTGAATCGCTGGACCTTGTTTACTTCCAATGGTCTTAACGCCATTACAAATAACCTCCTACGGTAGTTTGTTGCCTGGATTTTGCCCGGAATGCCCGGAATCCTGGCCTTGACTAAAAATATACCATGCGGTATAATCGATGTCAAGCAGGAGGAGAAAAAAGATATGAAGACCATACTTCAGGCGGAGTTGGAGGCGCGGGGAGCGCCGGCCACACAGGAAGAGATAGCGGCCAGAACGGGGCTTTCACAGGCGGCTGTCAGCAGACACTTGTCAGGGGCGAGAACGCTTGATTTCGCGGCTGCTCAGGCATACTGGCAGGCGTTTGGTGTGCCACTAACACAAATAGTTAATCACAACTCACAGGTAGAGAAAGCGAGGGCCAAGCGTGAGCAGCGATGATATGTTCAACGCGGCCATGGTTCTGCTTGATCAAGGGCTCTCGGTAGTCCCGTCTTCTCCCATTGATAAGCGGCCTAAAGTTGCCTGGAAACAGTTTCAGAACAGATTGCCAACTCATGAAGAGTGGGAGCAATGGCACGATCAGCTCGGCGACAACTATAACATAGGGATAGTGACCGGAGCTCTGTCAGGAGTAGTAGTTGTGGACTGTGATTCAGAAAACTCTGCTGAGTGGGCGCTCAGGAACCTGCCGCCAACGACTATATATTCCAGGACCGGACGCGGTTACCATATATGGTTCAAACACCCTGGCGTCAAAGTCAAAACCAAGGCATTTGTCCGGGAAGGGATAGACGTTCGTGGAGACGGTGGGTTTATTGTTGTGCCGCCGTCATGGCATGCGGGGAGTGGCAGAAACTATCAATGGAATACCGGGATCGACTGTCAGCCATACAACGATCAGCTATGGAACGAACTGGAAACGTACCCGATTAAATCAAGCCCGTGGTCTGAGACTGTAGACGAGCCGACAGGTAATCTTAACATCAACCTGGCAGACATAGACATAAGTGATAGACCGTTCGTACACCTTGAAAAGAAGCCAGTGCCGCACGGACGCAGGAACCAGGAGGCTGTTAAATATGCTGGCAAGTTCGCTGCGCTCAGAATAGATCGGAAACAGGCGGCAGCTGACCTGATGGAATGGAATCTGGAGTATTGTCAGCCGCCGATGGGTGAAAGAGAGCTTCGAAGCGTTATATCATCTGCCTACAAAATGAAGCATCAACAAGACGTTCGTGAAGGATATTTTGTTGACCCCATGATCATAAATGATTTTGGGATGGATGTCAACAAAACTGAAATATGGGTGCCTGCCGATCAGGACACGGTTGATATAGTGCCTCCGTTCATATCTGAACCAGGTGGCGCCATACAGGAGATCATGGAGGAGATAGGCAGGTGCTCGTTTGTGTCGCACCCTATATACGAATGCGCGGCGGCGATAGCGTTGCTGGGCTCGCTGGCCGGCTTCAAGGTAGTGACAGAGACCAGGAGCCACACTAATATATACATCGCGGCCCTGGGATACAGTGGCACAGGCAAAAACGGCGGCGTTTCGGTCATCCCGAAAACACTACGGGCGATAGATAGAAGCAACTTATATGGAGGGAGCACGTTCACCAGTGATACAGCGCTCTTGAACATGCTGAAGAAGTACCCGATCAAGATATCAGTAGTCGATGAGTTCGGCGATTTCATGAAAGCGCTCAAGGTGGCGGGCAGCCACAAATCAACTATCCCCACCATACTCAAGACAATCTACAGTGATCCTGAGATGGGATACCAGAAGAACACGGCTGACGACCTGAAATCATATGATCTGCCATACGCACACTTCAGCGTATATGGGGCTACAGTGCCGCAGACGTTCTGGGAGTCTGTCTATTCTCAGGACAGCGAGGACGGGTTCTTGTCGAGGTTCCTGGTATTTGAGAGCCATCATAAGAAGGACGAGCAACCTAAACGCGGGGTGTCTACGCCATCGGCCCAGTTCATATCGGCCATGAAAGCACTGGCTGACGTGCCGTTGATATACCCGGAAGCCAGCGGCGACATTGATCTGTCAAAGAACCTGGTTCCGCCCATCCCTGTCGTAGTGCCACGAGACCAGCACGCCGACGAGCTTTACAGAGAGTATTATGTTTCATGCGTCCGCAAACAGAACCTGGCATTTGATACATCACAGGCCAAGGCCGCCCTATACAGCCGGTCAGCAGAGTACGCCGACAAGCTGGCACTCATACACCACTGTAGCCGGATGCGCCACAACATGGGCAAGGGCCACATAACACACCAGGACATGAAGTGGGCCATCGACATCGCAGAATGGTGTCTTAACAGCTTCATGGTCCAAGTCGATCAGCGGATGGCAGCATCACCATTTCAGAAAGAATGTAAGGAAATGATGGCTATCATCAGAAGATCAATCACCAGCAAGAAGAAGATGCTGGCCTCCAGGGACATCAGCCGATTATGTGGCCAGTGGAATAAACAACGCCGTGCCCAGATCATCGAGCAACTACTAGAAGAAGAAGAGATAGTGCTAATTAAAGAAGAAACAGGTGGCAGACCAAAGCTGTTCTATGCCATCCCGAAAGGAGAAAACAGATGAAAGCACCAACCCATCCAGAGGCCGAACATGACAAAAAGCTCATGAAACTATACTCACTGGCAGATCAGTTCGACCTGGAAATCATATCCGCATACAACTACGAAGAAGAACACAGACATTACACCGTCAGAAGGTGGCAGCCAGACGAAAAAGAAGTGGTTTTCAGTAGTGGCAAATTTACAACACTTGAAGAACTCGAAGCGTTTTTCAGAGGTTATCGGGCAGGCGCTTTAGATCAGTTCTATGGGCGTGTGTCTTGTAGGTTGTAGAATAGTCTACAATTAAAGATGTTTACTTATTTAATCAATAAGGGTCAAAAAGGTCTGAAAGGTCATGAAAATCAATGCTGAGTCTGGAGTCAGGAATACTTATCGACCCTTTTTGCACCCTTTTTTTACCCTTTTTTTTTGCAAAAAGGTATGGGCCTGAAACCCGCCACCAGTAAGGGTAAGATAATAATTATTATATATAATATATACTTTTTATACTTATTTACCTACCCCCTTCCTGCAGGAGCTGATTTTTGGTGGTTTTCCAAGGTGTGGGGGGGTAAATAAGTTAAATAAGGTCGAAAAGGGTGAAAGAGGTGAAAATGGTAAATGTAGGGAATTTTTCCCTGGTGGGGCAAAACGCCCCACTCCATGATTTTGATGATCGGGAGGAGGCGGCGAAGCCGCCGACGGAATTGAAAACGCCGTAGGCAAAAAGGAGGCCGGAATATTGAGATATCCAGATATGTTGATACGGAAACCAGATGATGATCTGCCGTCGCCAGGGGAGAAGTGGGCCGAGTTCCTGTCCAAAGAGGTCGGGGAGATAGTGGTGCTGGTATACAGACGCGAGGATATGAAACGAGCCTGGGAGGCGCACAAGGGGAAGGCTATATGGTGCGTCGATGAGATTGATCAACTGATCGCCATCGAACAGGAGCCGGAAGGAAAAGAAATAATCAACGGAATGAACCAGCTCCGCAAAACGTTCGGGCCTACATACGAGTCGCCTGGACTGTTCAGGGCCTGGACCTGGCGCGAAGCGACATGTATAGGGATACTGAAGCAGGCATACACGGACGCTGCCGCAGTGTGCGGGGATAAAGTGCTCGAAGTTATTGATCTGCTGATGACCCATAAAGAAGCCGCACCGCGGCTCAGGGCCATAGAAACAGAATGGCAGGAGGCTATAAAAGACGGAGCAATGAATAAGTGTAAGCGCCTGGCAGCCAGGTTTGTGGACGCGCACAAGTGGGCGCTTAAACAATGCGAAAAAGCAAAAGCGTAGATGGTATAATGATAGAACCTGTTTTTAGGTTAGTAATCATGGGAACACCCCCTGGGCTGCGCTCAGGGGATTTTTTTTGGCGGTGAAGAATGAGCAAGAGCATAGAGCAAGTATTGATTGAAACAGAACATACCAGACTAATCAGGCAGCCGGACAAGTATTTAAGGGTGGAGATGAAGTGTGAGGGTGGGGAGATACCAGAACACTTAAAAAAACATGTAAAATCAAGTGGTGTTGAAAAAGATAAATTTAGGTGGAAAGTTAAAGGTTGGTATGGAAATTACATTCAATCCGTGGAAAACATGCTTTCTTTAGAGGCAGAGTTGTGCCAGGATAAAAATTTTGTGGGTAAAATTACCGAAATTGGCGACTTTCTCAAAAAATTGGTAGATCAGGCGCAGGAAAACATAACCAAGGGGATTTGTAATGAGTAATACAAAGAGATGCTGGATAGGGATTGATCCTGGGGTGTCTGGCGCAATGGCGTGGATCATAGAAGGCCAGAAAGCCCAAGTGATTGATTATGATCCCATCGCCTGCTGTGAAGCGCTCCGAGCTATGGTAAAAAAGCATGAATGCTTCGCAGTCATCGAGGAAGTGGTCGTTACCAGATGTAAGCGCGAGGGGAGAACGTCAGCGTTTAGATATCACACCAACTGGGCCACCTGGAAAGGATGGCTTGAAATGGCCGGGATTCCATTCGCCAGGCTTCGGCCAGCACAGTGGGGGAAGGGGATCATCACCAGGAAAGGGGAGGAAAGGAAGGAGCAGGCCCGTGAGGTGGCTGCAAACCTTTATCCTGAGGTTCGGGAGAGCTTGCAAAGGAAATCAGACCATAACCGCGCAGAATCGATTATAATGGCTCACAGGGCCAAAATTTTGGATATGACAGGGGAAGATGAATCAGAAGTGGATGTGCCGTGTTAGGCACTCCCTGCACTCCTTGCATGGAGCCCGCAGTATTATCAGCTGGCGCTTTGTTTGTTGATGTTGTCAAGTATTTCATAGTTCCCGACTGTTGCTGTCAGCTCAACGGTGACACCGTCTAGTTTCAGTTGCCACACAGGCCCGTGTTCGGTGTATTCATGGGTGATCATTAGTTAAGTCCTTTTACGAAAACCGCCCCGGCAACTATGCTAGGGCGGTCTCGTATTACAAGAAGGCAGGATAAAACCTACAGGTTATTGTATCATATGGAGCCCGCAGTGCTATCAGCTTCCGCTCTTTCTTTGGCCTTCTCGCGTAAATAGACGTTCATGATCCGAACTACCATATTGCTGATTGTCCGGTCTTCGAGCTTTGCCTGGGCCTGAAGGTCTTTATGCTCTCCCTCGGTAAGCCTGATTTGTAGTAGTTTCGATTTTGTTGCCATTGTGGTCCTCCTTGGAGCCCGCAGTATTATCAGCCTGTGCAGCTGACCTGGTTCGGCGGGGTTGCGACCGCTCTTACCCGCATTAAAGCCCCGAAGGGCTCCGCTCTGCGATTAGGCTGATATGCAGTCATCGCAAACATGTAGGTGAGTTACTGAATTGTAATGGCTGGCATTCTCCAGGCCACAGTCTTCGCATTCTTGTGGGCAGTGTTCGGCAATTAACTGGTCTGCATTCTCCGCAAGCCACCAGCGCACCTCTTGGTCAATATGGCAATAAATAGCAACCGCACCGTCTTTTTCAAATGGATCACTGCCTATCCCGACCGATTCGTATGCTTCTGTTAAAAGGTCGCTGTGCAAGTACCACAAATTTCGGAGTTCATAATAGTAGATAGGAACGTAAGAATCAGCAAGCTCCGTTATTCGGTCACTAAATTCTTGATATAACTCATCTTCGTCTGTGAAAGGCCCTGATTTTTTAAGGTATTCGATTACCTCAATTTTAAGTTCTTCGCAAGCATCGTCAATTCTTTCTTGTAAATCATCATCAATTTCGATTGTTCTTTTCATGGTCATTTTCTCCTGTTTGGTTAGCTGGGTTATTGCTTTGTGTACTCGGCGTCGTATTTTGCTTTGCACTTGGGGCATATGTAGCAGTCTGGCTGGTACTCAACCAGGTCTTTAGTCGTGTGGCATGTTCCACAAAAGTACCATAGCCACCACGGCTCACTATAGCAGTCTGAATAGTCATCTTTCATGCTCATCCCATATGGTGAGTTCATGTTATTCTCTCCTGTTTGGTTAGCTGTGAGTATTGTCTTGTTCTAGTCATCAAGCGGCCAGTATCCGTAGTCACTACCATTGCCAGGATGTGAACCAAAGAAGTGATTTTTCGGTGATAGTTCGTCCATGGCTGGGAAAAGGTCTTCCATAAGAAAGTCGTTGGCTTCCATGTCGAGTTCTTGGGGGATAAAGTCGTTTTCCTGTATGGCTTTAATGGTCTTGATGTTTTCGTTGTAAAATTTAAGCCAGCTTGGATGTCTGTGTACCTTTAATGTAGCCATGAAAATGTGAATCAAATCTTCTGTTCTCATGCTTCCATGTATTACTGTTCCAGGTTGTGCTTTTTTCATTGTCATTCTCTCCTGTTTGGTTAGTTGGTGGTATTGATGTTGCTTAATAGGTCCAGAGTCCGCGCTCTTTGCGTTGGGCAATCTTTCGGTTGATCACATGAAGCATCTCAATCTTGTCGAGGGCGCTAATGCAAATTTTATTGAGAATCTCGGCTCGTGTGGCCTCGATTTGTGTTTGGGGAAGCAGGCATAGGTTTACTGCTACATTGTCGAGTTTTTGTAATGTCATGGGTTTTATCCTTTCTTGTATATACATTATAATCCATATGTAATGCGATGTCAAGTAAAAATATTAAAATAATGAAAATAATTTTTCATGGTAAAATAATCGCATGAAAGATAATAAAGTGAAATGTCCTCATTGCGTTGTGATAGATATGTCATGGATAACTGGTGATCCCCAAGGGGGGACAGATATTTACGTCTGTTTTCACTGTAGGCGGAGGTACTTAAAAAGAGATGGGAAGCTGACCAAGCTTGACATGCCTCCGGGTGAGGTACCGAATGATAAGCCGGTAGAATCTACATAAGTTTTGTTATTTAGGTCTTTTGTGTTATCTTGGATGTAAGTGGGGCGTTTCGCCCCGGTGTTATAACAAATCCTCTACAAGCTAGGTGAGATATGTCTGGTCGCGGTCGTAGGGCATTAGCAGGGACCAAACCAACTAGTGAGGCATATACTCCAATTTATGCTCATCCTGATTGGGAGGCCGTCGCTTTTCTCTACGCCCTTGGCTATACAAGGTCTGAAATAGCTAGAGAATTAAAGAAAGATCTGTCCCACGTAGGACAGACACTGAAACGGCCTGTAGTGCAAGCACGCGTCCAGGCCCTTACATACGAAGGCCCCGACGCACTCAAGGTACTCGAAACCCAGGCCCTGCAAGTGTATGGCCGGGTTCTCCGCAAGTATTTATCGATGAGAGAAGGGGAAGAGGTCGACCCCAAGATCGAAAATGTTGCGATACAGGTAGCTAAGGATATACTTAACAGACAACAGGGCGTGCCGACTGGTAACAGTAAGCCGGCCCCGGTCATTGTAATAAACAATAAGATCCCGTTCCTGGGTGGCGCTTTACCTCCTGGTGCTGGGGAAGATGCTCAGACTGTCATCGACGTTACAAATGAGGCAAACAAGGCTAAGAAGCAAGAAAAGGGTAAAAATTCACGTAAAAATCCACGTAAAATTGAAGAGACTCCCGCCACTAAAGGCAATGAATGAGATAATGTATCGCATACGCTGGAAAATGCCACAGATCACCACCTCCGCCGGAGGCTTTTACTCCCACCCCTTCCCGACAAAACAGAGAAAGAAAATGCAATATAAAAAGAGAGAAGAGCGATCCCAGAGCGAGTCGAGCCTAACGCGTGCAGGCGACGAGCGCAGCAGGCAGGAGGCCGCCGGAAACGGCCCGGAATCGGTAGCCCCCTCCTCAACCTCCTGCCCGCCCCCCACCGCCCCCCCGAGGCCCCAGCCCCCCTATAGTACTAGCGGCTCAACACAGATTCCAAATTTTCAAAACCCTTACGGTAACGTACCGATAACATGGTATTTCCAACCAGTTGACGACTGGGCTCGTTGGGAGCGAGATATTGACATACAAATACAGCTTGGCAAACAACGGGTATGCAGGTGGCTGTATAACAAGGTAATTACAGGAGGCAGGAATCAATGAGTAATTACAAGACAGAAAGACATGGTGTCGGCAAATACGCGGTTTACGAAAGGATTTCAACTGCGGACAACGACTTCATTGTATTAGCTGAATTCACTGGCCCGGCGGCCTATAAAGACTCCGAGCTATTCAAGGCCGCGAAGGAAGGCGACCTCCTGAAAACCAATCAGTCCTTGGCAGACGAGATAGTTCAATTAAAACAAGAGGTTTCATACTTAACTACATTGCTAAAGAGCGTAAAAAAAAACAATGATGAAAACGTTGCATTTGCCAAACACCTCGAAGAAGAAAACTCCCGCCTGCGGCGGCTGACAGACAATAAGCCAATATTGGCATTCTCAGAAGACACACAAGGTACCATCACGATCAAAATTGTAAAGGAGTGAACAAATGAAATTCAAGAAAAAGCAACCGCCAGAGATATACGATGGCAACAAGTGGGAGAAGCATGGCGACCTGGACCACATCTCTCCGTATGACCAGAACTCGACTGATTTGTGCTCATTATGCCACAAGCCTATGAAAGATCATGGCATCGCATTGTGCCGCGAGGGCGTACGGCCTGTATGTCCAGGCATGTGGATCATGCAGATATCGGGCATCACTGAGTTGGAGACCGAGAACGGTTTACGTCTGAAGTACGAGGAGTACGACGAGGAGAAAGAGGTCCAGAAGCGCGACAAGAAGGCAGCCAAGAAATCTGCCAAGAAGGAGAAGTAGCATGACACTCAATCAGACATCAGCAGACGGCGGCGTACCGCACGCAATCCGGGAAGTGATTTTTACTCATAACGGCTGGAACGACCAGATGATCAAGGATCGCGGTCTGCCTAAGATGAACCCAGGCGACAAGCGGTTCTGGAGCAACCAGCACGCGGGCTATTGGGAGGTAGTGATCAACATAATTGGCCGCGCTTACAACGAGGTAAAGCATGCCGACATAGCGGAGCACTACAGCGGCAAGAACGCGCACCGTGCGGGCTATGAGACATTCGTAATGCGTTGCAAGGAGTTCATCAAGGCCAGGGACCGTGACGGCGACCGGATCGACGAGAAGGATATCGATGCGATTATCGCCATGTTCCTAGAGATCGGCAAGGACTACGACCAGGCGTCGATGCCTCAGTATGACCGGCAGTGTGATTTTTATTGCATGCGCCAGGGCTGGGACTTCGCTGTGGAGCTTTCTGAGGCACTGATCGACCATCTCAAGGGTAAGAAGAAGAAGGCAGGCAAATGAGAGAAGAAGGGCGCTTATACATTTACGAGAAAGAGGACGAGAAGGGCAAGGTACGGATCTGGCAGGACCGGAACCAGCATGCCCGTCGTCTTTACGAGGAAAAGGACCGCCGTGACCGTGAGATAGTGCAGCGGTATATGTTCGAGATGCAGCGCGACAAGCGGAAGCGCCCGGACAAGGTGAGTATCAACGAGATATTCCACTATGTGAGCATTTACTTGACACAGTTCACGCGCTATCAGCTGGAGATGTTCATGGTTCCGAAGCGCAACACTGAGGAGGCGCGTGCGTTAGGCCATGATTTCCAGAATGTGATGCAGCATTATATCCAGGAAAAGGACATGATCAGCGCGGCCAAGGACTGTGTTAAGCAGAGTTCTATGCGTCGCTGGAGTGTGGCCAAGATCGGGTTTGACGGCGTAGAGCCAGACAAGGATCTTATGGACCAGACTCGCGGCCAGCTTTTAAAGGAGTTCGTTGCGGAGAAGTTCCAGTCTATGGAGGAGCCGCCAGACGCCGGCATGTTCCGGCAGATGATGGGCGGTTATATCCAGGAGGCGAACGACGAGATCGACGTTATGGAGGCGGAGGACAATTACCTGACCCACCAGACCATCATGCGTCACGGCATGGACATGACCGGTTACGGCCCGTGGATTTACTCATGTGCGCCCGAGAGTGTTGTTATTGATCCTCACTGTCGGCTACCCAAGTACCGGCGCTGGGCCATTGAGCGGCTGGAGCTGACGCCCAAGGAAGCGCACGATGATTATGATCTTACCTGGGAAGAGATCCAACACTATCTGACTCCCCGGAAACGGTATATCGACGAAGGCTCGTATTACATGACCGGTGACGAGGGCGACAACATTTGTTCCGATCCAGACAGCGAGCGGATCTATATTTATGAGTGTTGGGACTGTGTTAACCGCGAGGTCAGCTATGTCATGGACGGTCGCCAGGAGTTCGTGAAGCCGCCGCGCCCTTATGCGTGGAGCGCAACTGAGTTGCTGGATCCTTACATATTCTTGATCATGGTTGAGGGCGACGAGAGCTGGAACCACTTGAACATGTGGGAAGGGCAGACCAAGCTCATTGATTTGAAGAATGACATGTTGAGCAGTTCTGCCGAGTCAGTGACCAAGAACCCAAGCGGCATGACACTGATGGATGATTCGCTGCCCAAGGAGGCGCAGTACGCCATCAGGCAGCCTAATCGCGATAAGGTGTTAGGTGTCAAGGTTGAGGGCGGCAAGCGGCTGGGCGATATGGTCTGGCAGGCCCGTGGTACTGAGATGAGTTCCACATCGTTCAATATCATGCGTAAGGTCGACGACGAGCTGCAGCGTGGCGCTGGCATAAGCCATTCAGCACAGGGTCATGAGAGTACGCAGGGCGACAGGAAGACAGCTACGCAGATAGTGAGCGAAGACCAGTCGCGAGCAGACAGGAACATCAGCACCCGGTCGATAGTCGGCCAATTCTTCCATGAGATTTTTACGGGCTGGGCGCAGCTGATCATGGAAAATGATCTTCCGTACCCGATCCTTGAAAAGATCCTGGGCCCAGAGCGTGCGGCAATGTGGCCCGACTGGACCAAGGAAGAGATCAGGAACATGTTCCGGTTCAGGATAGACACCAGCGAAACGCTGCGCAGGCCGCCAGAGCTGGAAAAGGCTTATTTCCAGGATTTCCAGAGCTATCTTATGGGGCTCGACAACTGGATATTAGGCATTTACATGGTCAACGACCCGAACCAGCCGAACCCTATAGCTTCTCTGGCCAGTGCCAACAGCTTGTTGATGTCGTTGAGCATGGCTACCATTGTGGCGAAAACGGTCTGGGGCATATCAGAGGACAGCGAGGTAATGCAGGTCATGAAGGACTTGAAGAGCCGATGCCGCCAGATCCTTGAGGCCCAGTCGGCTCCTATGGAGTCTGCAATGCCACCACAGCTGCCGCCAGGCCCTGACATGCTCCCGCCAGAGACGCAGGAGATGATCCCGCAAGAAGCGCCAATGGAAGCACCAATGGCGCCTCTGCCAGAAGTTCTCCCTATAGAGCCCAGAGAACAGGAGATGTCAGACGACATTAAAATGAAAGGTATGCAGATGGCATTTGACGTATGACTCGCGCATCCAACGAAATAAACATCGACTTTGAATATGACATTCGTGCATCGCAGAAACAGATGTACGCGCACAACCTCGATAAAGAGTTTATATTCTATGGAGGCGCGGTCGGTGGCGGTAAGTCGTGGTGGCTGGCCCGTCATAACGCCTGGCATTGTATGCATTATCCGTACACAATGACTATGCTAGGCCGTCATAAGAAGGTTGACATACGTAAGACAATCTTGAAGGCGCACATGGATGTGGTGCCACCTGACCTGTATACGTGGTTAGAGTCGAAGTTCATAGTGAAATGGATCAACGGTTCAGAGACACATTTTATAGGTGCGGATTCAGAGGAGTCGCTGCAAGGTCCAAGCATCAGTCTGTTCGGCTGGGACGAAGCTGCTGAGCTACCGTACTATGCTTTCAGTCAGATGGCGGCACGCTTACGTATAGTACTTCCACATGGCCCGATGAAGGGTGTGCGGCCAAGGTATCAGGGGCTGTTCACAGCCAACCCTGGCCCTGGCTGGATCAAGAAGTTGATTTATGACCGGTATATGATGGGTACGCTGCCGGACAACATCGCATTTGTTCAGGCACTCCCTACCGATAACCCCAACCTGCCAGCAGGCTATGTAGACAGGCTCAGAGACTTGCATCCAGATAGCTGGGTAAGGCGGTTTGTAGAGGGTGATTGGTCAGCGTTCGAGGGGCAGATATACGAGGAATTTAATCCGAACGTGCATGTGATACAGCCGTTCGAGATCCCTGTCGGCTGGAAACGGTGGCGTGCCATGGACTGGGGCTACCGCAACCCGACAGCGTTTTTATGGTGGACTATGGACCCGGCCACCGGTCGGCTATATTGCTATGACGAGCATTATCAGTCGAACATGGAACCGCGTCAACATGCGGCATATGTCCACTCCAAGTATCCTGACGAAGTATACGAATACAATGTTGGTGACCCCAGCATTACCAAGCAGGTATACGGCAGGGAAAGTGTTCTGTCGCAGTTTCAGGAGCAGGGCATACCAATCAGGCTGGGCCATAACGAGCGTATGCCGGGCATCATGCGGTGTAAAGAACATCTGGAACTGGACAAACAGGGCAACGCGAATGTTTATTTCTTCAACCACTGCAAGAACACTATCAAAGAGATAATGAACTATCGCTGGGCCGAGCTGGACTCAAGCGGCCTCAAGAGCAACAAAGAGGAACCGGTCCAGGTAAACGATCATGCTTGTGACGCTTTCCGGTACTTTATCATGAGCAGACCGCGCAGGCCAAAGATGCGCCGGATGCCAGAGTTCGGAACGATTGAGTACATGGACATGGTAAGCGGCCAGCAGGAGAACTATGATCTGATGGGCTGGGACGATATGGAGGACGACGGATATGCCTTTTCATGACCTTAAATGCCAGAATCCAGACTGTGGCGAGACTGAAGAATACGTGATGACAACGCAAGGCGATCTCCCAGCGTGTCCAAAATGTGGGAGTCGCAGGAAGATAGACTTTACAAACTATGCCAGCAGCCTGGTTGACGACCCATATAGCGAGCTGTCCGGCAAAGGGTTCTTTGCAGAGCACATGAGCAAGGAGGGTGTCTGGATAAAGAGCCGCAAACATTTCCGGGACGAGCTGAACAAAAGGAACCTTAGAGTAAAGGATGAAGGGCCGCCACAGCGAATAGATAAAAAGCAAAAACACTTTTTCAATATGAAGAAAACATGAAAGAGTTTACAGACAGACAAAGGCAAAATGTAGCGATATTGCGCCAGGTGTTGGACAACATTATCAAAGATGTCAACAAGGATACCTGGAGCGAATACACCCTGAAATTCAAGGAGGGGCGTTTATATCGCGTTGTAAAGCAGGAGAACTGGTTACTTGACAACAAGAGAAGTTGACAAATAGCGCCAGATATACCATATTATTTGTATAAATAGATGTCGGTGAAGCACATTGGCATCTCCACTCACGGGTGGAGGGGCTGGTGTGCTTTTCATTTTGCTCCCTCACCAGGAGTTAAAATGGACCCTAACCAAGCAGATTCTGAAGCGATTGTTGACTTTGATGAAGTCTTTAACGATTCAATGAAAGAGGTCGGTGTCACAGATGAAGATCTGAACGCCGGCGGATTGGTTGTTATTGATTCCAGCAAAGGCGACAGTGGTGAGCCAGAGCCCGCACAACCTAACCCCGAATCACAGGACGAAGGTGAGCCTACTGCCGGAGAACCGGCGGACACGGAGCGTTCAGACGGTGATGAAGAGCAAGATGAAAGCGCCTTGCAAGAACCTGGGCAGCCTGACGCAATGTCAGGAACTCGGGACGAGTCTTGGCTGAATCATGAATGGGCGAAAGACTTCACTCCAGACGAGTTGAAGAGACTTGAGCCCAAACTTAAATCAGCTGACCGGTTGATTAACAAGAAAACCGAAGAGCTTGCGGCCTTCAAGAAAGAAATCGCTAACGCGATGGGCGTTCTTGGGGAAAGACATCCCGATTTCATGAGCGATTGGGATTTGTTGCTTCAAGGCAAGGAATTGCCTGTCCGGCAACAGCATCAACCGCCGCGACCTCAAGATCCAATCCAGTCACATCAACAACCAGCACTTCAGGGAGCCCCGCAGATCTTCGATACGGAGACTGAGGAGGGCCGGGAGCTGCAGCGGAATCTTGACAGGTATCTGGAACACCAGATCAATCAGCGGTTCCAAAGCGCCATGGCCCCCGTACAATTGCGGCTGAACGAATTTCAGCAGATGCAAGCAGATAACGCATTCAATAACGAGCTGTTGCAAATCGACCAGGCAATTGAGAAAGACAACCTGATACCGCGTAAAGAGCTTGAGGCTGACATGATGCCCCTGGTAAAGCAGGGTTATTCACCGACAGTCGCCTATAACCTGGCCCTCGGCCAGAATATGGACAAGCAACGTGCCCGCTGGGAAAGCGATGCGACAAAAAAAGTTATAGCCAAGACAATGAAACCGAAATCCCACGCAAAGCCAAGCATGGCCAGCAGTAAGAAGAAGCCCGAAAACACCAACTTTGTTTCTACGGGCTACGAATCATTGGACTTCGCCAAGGTGTTCAATGAAACTGCTGAAAAGTTGGGCATCGGTTTCAGCGAATAAAGCGAGGTGAATAAAAAATGGCAACTCTGACAGAGAATCTTGCCAGCTCCCTTGTTGTCACTACGATGAACAACTACAGCACTAAACTGAGGGACACTTATTTCAAAAAGTTTTCCTTCCTGGGACGGTTCTGTAAGGCGATGAGGGACGAGTACAAATACACCGGCAAAAAGTTCGGTAAGTTTTTTGATGGCGGGCGTAGCTATTTGCTGCCGATCACTGCCAACGAGAACACTACCATGGCCGGTTATTCCAATATTGATAAGATCGATACCACTCACAACGACTCTGAGTTCGAGAATGCACAGTACTTTCCGCGCTATGTTGCCGGATCTGTGACCTTGAGCGACGAGGACATGGACCAGAACAGCGGCAAAGCAAAGCTGATGAAGCTGGCACAGAAGAAGATGAACAATGCACACAAATCAGCGTGCAAGGTTCTGACCCAACATCTGACTGCTGATGCCCTGGCCTCCAGCAAAAACTTTGCTGGCATTCCTCAGTATATCGTCACCACGGCAGAAGCCTCACAGACTTCTGGCACTGTAGGCGGTATCACCAGGAACTATAATAGCGGCGTCGGTCCATGGTTCAACAGGGTCCAGACTGGCGGCGGTTCATCGTTCGGTACTGGTAACAACAGTGCTGGTATAACCAAACTTCGTACCCTGTTCAACGACTGCTCAGGCGGCTCGAACGGTGACAACCCTGACCTGCTGGTATCGAACAGTGATTCTCATGAACTTTATGAGACTTCACTGACCACCCAGGAGCGGTATGTAAAGGACGCCAACAAAGCTATCCACGATCCGGGTATCTCTGCCAATGCACTTCTGTTCAAAGGCGTTGAGTACATTTGGGATTCTGCTTTCCCGGCGCTTCGGATCTACATGATCAATACCGAGTACCTGTACATCATTTGGGACCCGAAGAAGCATTTCCTTTTCCATCCTCCTCAGCGGCCAACTGACCAGCTTGCATCCGTCAGCCTGTTCGTCACCAAAGGACAGCTCGTATGTGAAGGTCTGAACCGCCAGGGCGTATTCCACAGCTTTACCGCATAAAAAGGAGGTGATGACAAAATGACTTTGCAGCTTATCGATACGATAAAAATCAGGGGTGCCATCACTGATGTTGGAGCTACCCAGCTCCACGATCTTGGTACCACCATTCGTACTACTGACGGCAAGGAGTACATGTACGTCAAAGCAGCTGCCGCTATCACTGATACCGGTACTGCCGTACTTAATGTTGACAAGTGCCTGGTAGTCTGGAGTGACCGGTCTGCATTTACGGTTACTACTGACAATACTTTGGCAAATCGGTATGTGGCTGGTAAGTGTATGCCTACCGTGTCCATCACCATCAACTATTACTTCTGGATTCAGACGAAGGGCTTGTGTACCCTGGTATCAGGGAACGGCGCACGTGCCATCGTAGCTGGTGAAGGAATTGTACTTGACGACGATGCCGACACCGGTAAGATCGGCGGCGTTAACCTGGACGTGACGGCCACCGTTAACCAGACCAACGTTAACGCTACCCTTGTATCTATCCATGGAATTATCGGGACTTCTACAGAATCAGAAGCTGTAGCAGATCAGGATGTGGCAGTCATCCTCGATTGTCCCGCTTCTCCTTAATACTTAGGTTGTGTGCCGGGCTCTATCTTCCTGGTAGGGCCTGGCTACAACCGCCAAGGACGTGCCGATGAATTTCGCGGAACTATTGAGGACGCTGAAGCTGAAAGTAAGCCGAAACACTGATGACGCTGCCCAGAAGGCTGCTATCAATTGGGCGATAAGGGAGATAGCGTCCGAAGACACTAGCTGGGAATGGCTTCAGATCAAAGACTACCCTATTACCACTGTAGGGATCTACAGCACCGGCACGATCACACTAACCCAGGCCAGCAGAAGTGTAGTTTTAGCGACAGGCACATGGCCGTCAACCGCCGGGAACCTTGGCACAAAGCTGAAAATATCCGGCGACAGCTCCTTCTATGAGGTCAGGAAGCGCGTCAGCAATTCGGAAATAGAATTGAAATACCCGTATGGTCTGGCGACAGCGGCAGGGCAAGGATACCAGTTGTTCCAGGACGCATACATCGCCCCCACAGACATGAAGCGCGGCAACTATATTAGAGACCCGAACGGAACATACGAGCCACTTCCATACATGGAAGATATCGATATGGACCGCGCTTACTTCACATCATTCAACAGCGGCGACCCGTGGGCATTTAACACCGACACTAAGGGCCTTGTTCGGATATATCCTGCGCCAGAAGACGCCAGGACACTGATGCTCACATATTTCAGGAATCACCCGCCACTAGTGAACAATGATGATCGGGCGCTCATGGACGATGATTTCCATAACGCTATTATCACTGGTGCCATGATATTCCTGGCCGACACGTATGAAACTACGTTTGAAAAATCAAAGCTACAGAAAGAATACGATCGGATGATCGAAAAATTAAAATCAAACAACAAACCGCCAGCAGGTACCGTCATTACCAGGCGCTCTCCGTATTCTGGCCGGTTAGACGACTACTATGGCGAAGAATATCCGCGCACCTGGCCAGGGACGATAACCTGATGAATCGTAAGCAGCAGCAGATACTTCAGGTGCCAATGTATGCCGGGATGAGCGACAAGTATTCGCCTGTGTCGCAGCCGCTGGAATATGCCGAAGAGATTCTTAACTCCAGGCTAGATTACGTTAATGTCTGGGGACAGCGGCAGGGCCTCCAATCGTATATCGATAACGTTACCAACAATCAGATATACGGTATCCACGAATACGTGAAGACTGACGGTACCAGGCAGTTGATGATGACCTCCAACAATAACCTGTATCGCGACAGCAGCGGCACAAGCGTATTTGTGGGGTCAGGACTGACAACCAATAAGCCGACATACTGGGTCAACTGGCTCAATTACGGATATCTTTGCGACGGCACAACCAGGATACAGGAGTATGACGGCTCTGCGATGGGGAACTGGGGTGCCACATCGGTTGTTGCGAAACACATAGAACTATATGTTGATTGGATGTTTGCCATTGACGCTGCGAGCCCGCTATTGGTTAAGTTCAGCGAGCTTCGTGACAGGGTAACCGCATGGCCAGCAGTGAACCAGTTCCCTTTTGACTCGCCAGCCGGCGATGTATGCGTCGGTCTGGTAGCAGTAGGCGACAGGGTACGCGGCAGGCTCCTGGTAATGAAAGAGCTTTCGACCTGGTTCCTGGAATGGAACGGTCAGAACATCGGCCCAACAAGTTTTATCAAGGGTCTGCAGTGGAGCGATAACGGGTGCGTTTCGGCGGCAACTATCCAGAAGATCAGGACCGGGATAATGTGGGCAGACCTCAGAGGAATCTGGTGGTGGCGGCCAGGCATGGACGAGCCCCAAAAGATGACCGACGAGATAGGGCGATTCTGGACAAACAACCTGGCGGAAGATCTGAGCAAATCACATGCTATCTATGATCATCAGCACCAGCTCTATAAGCTGTTCGTTCCTGGCATTAACCAGACAGAAACAACTCGTTGCATCAACTTGGACGTGGCGACCGGAGCTATCACACTCGACGAGTTTGAGGGACCGGTACCAACGTCTGGATATGTTAAGAGAGCCCCAGACGAGAAACAGACGATCTACATAGGGACAAACGACGGCAACCTTACAAAACTCACATACGAGGCCAAAGCCGACCTGACAACAGCGATAAAAGGGAAGTATGTGATCCCTCGCTTGTTGGGCGATATAGACGGTGACAAGCATGTGACACAGATCGTATTCAAATTTCAAGAGAAAGGCGATTACGATATGAATGTCAAAATCGAGTGGTCAGATAAAGACGGCTTCGACCCTTCCAAGAACTCGAAAGAGTTCAGCTTCAATATGGCGACCCCCAACACAATGATCTTCCATGATTATACGAATAACCCGACACTTCCGGGTGCCGCATACTTTGGGAATCCACCAGCAACCCCGTTTTACTTCAGAAAAGCAGGGACCAGGCGCGTGTCAGAAGAGCTTGATATCGTTGGACGCGACTTCACAATAACGCTGGAACAGGAAGGATTGAACGAGACATTTGAAATACTAGAGGTTCAGTTGATTTATTATGCTACCCAGAGATGGAACGATCAGGCGGGCAGATGATGGAAGGCCGCAGCACCATAAAGGCATACCCGCAGAACCTGACGGTTAGCACGATAGCCGACCTGCATGAAAAGCAGCTGCCAGCGCCAACAAATTGGGTTTCCTTTTACAAGGCAGACACAGGCGTTGCAGACACAGAGTTTGATTTCGACTGGCCTTATGATTATGTGCCAAAGATGTTTATCACGCTGTATATCAACAAGGGCGGCGTAGTGTACGACAGCGGCACAGCATGGACGACAAGCAAGATTTACTTTAAGTGTAGTACAGCAAACACGAAAATATTAGTGATGGTGGCATAATGGCGTTTACACCGCAAACAATTAACGACTGGGTAGATGACGATGTTGCGAACGACTATCCTTCATGGAACGCGAAGATCGCAAAAATAAACACTAACTTCACCAACGTCCAGACAGATCTTAACGCGGCCAGCAACGCGATAACAGCTTTGGACAACATCAATGATTCTATCAAGGGTTATGAGGTTTCATATAATGCCAACGGCCAGGAGATAGAGGTCGCACTTGGTGTAGCGTGGGACTCCACCGGAAACTACATACTGGAGAATACTGCTGGTACCATTGATTTTAGTGGCGCTGGCGAACTAGGTCTTGATACTGGCGCAGCCGCAAATGACACGTTTTATCATGTCTGGGCAGTCGGCAAATCTAGAGCAGCTGTCGGACGGGTGATCGCCAACACTTCAGTAACTTTTGTGTTGAGCACATCGACTGTCGCGGCAACAGTTGCATCCAATCTGAATACTACGCTGGGTGGTTCTCCGGGCTATGACAAGGCCAGAAGGCTAGGCAGCATCAGGACAGACGGATCAGCAAACAGATACAAGTTCATCCAGCAGGCGATAGGATTTGTCAGGCGAACCACATTTACCGGAGTCAACCACTTTGCCTCACCTTTCGAGGTCAACGACGCAACAGGCGCAGTTGATACTACCGTAGATTGCAGCGGTATCGTTCCAGCCACCGCAAAGGCGTTTACTGTAGAGCTTGCATGTTATGCAACCGGCGTCAGCAAGAGCGGGTCCGTAAACATCGCGCTCCATGGCCAGACGGCGAGCGCCACTAATAGATTCCTTCAGATCGAGAGCGCAACTGATGCTGGCGGAAATGTCTACTTCAGAGAGACTGTATCCAAGATACTGCCAATTGATCCTGGTGAGGCAGGCATCAACTTCCACTACATCACATCCAATACAGACGTGAGCCTAAGAGCCAACATAACTGAGTATGACGACGACGTTTCGTTATAAGGAGAATCGGACATGAGAACTTTTTTGTTTTTAGTAATCGCGCTTACTTTAACGGCGGCGGTTGATGCACAACTCACCCCCGCTTCTTCTTATCCCCGCTCGACGTTTCAATCAGTGTCACCAGGTGCAGGTACCAGTCTTCCAGTCTTGATTAAAGCATCCGATGGAAAAATTGATTCAAGCCTATTGTCGCCCATCACTACCTACTCAACACCAGTCACGGTGCCAGGAACCAACGGCCTGATATTCAATCACACGATAAACGGCGACATAACCATTAACGCTGCCAACCCAGCCACTGACTTGGTATACACCGTCCCTGATGCTGGAGCAAACGCGTCGTTTTTAATGACAACTGGAGCAGCACAAACTGTACATACGACAATAACATTTGAGGACACATATTTAAGAATATTTGATTCTGACAATAGTAATACATTTGGGATAAAGGGTCACGATATAACAGCAGATAAAAACTTCTTTTTGCCCAATGTATCAAGTGATGCTGATTTCATAATGGATGTTGGAGCGCAAATTATTTATGGAGTAAAGACTTTTAATGTTGCACCCAAAACAAACTCAATTGCAGAGCAAACCGCTGGAACTGGGGTTACCGTTGACAGTGTGCTACTTAAAGACGGTGGAATATCTGTGTCCGGTAATATTTCCGGTACGGCGGGAACAGAGACGATAAGCAATTTTGCCACAGTAACTACTACCACTGTAAATACTGGAGCATTAAACGCAACTGGTAATGTGGATATAGATGGCAACACCGCTGTGTCAGGAAACATTTCCGGTACGGCAGGAACAGAGACAATATCCAACTTTGCCACGGTAACCACTACCACCGTAAACACCGAAGCGTTAAACGCAACCGGGAATGTTGACATAGACGGTAACACAACTGTGTCCGGGAACATATCTGGTACGGCAGGCACTGAAACGATAAGTAACTTTGCTACAGTGACCACCACCACTGTAAACACCGGGGCTTTGAATGCCTCTGGGAACGTTGATGTTGATGGCAACACCACTGTATCTGGCGACATATCTGGTACTGCTGGGACCGAGACCATCTCGAACTTTGCGACTGTGACAACCACTACGGTTAACACGTCAGCTTTAGCGGTTAGCGGTAATCAGATCATAGTGGGCAACATAACAGGAACTGCCGGCACAAGCGTGATATCCGGTGTTGATACAGTTGTAACCACGAGCGTTGATCTGGTTGACACTGGTAAAGACCATGAGCTTACCGTCACACTTAATGAGGATTTGACCGGAGACAAAACTCTGAACATTACTGTCAATGATGGAGATAGATCACTGGCCATTGAAGGCAACGCTACCATTGACCAGGATACGAGCAGTGGATCAAGCCCGGTACTTGATGGTACGAATTTCACTGGTATTCCAGACGGTGCGCTTTCAGCCAATGTTGCGTTATTGAATGCAAGCCAGGAGTTTACTGGATACACAACTTTTGCTGAAAAGGTTACTGTTTCTACGACAAGCGGTGTTGAGTTTTACAATCCAGGTGGCGGCACATTATTGCTTAAATCAAGTTCTGCCGGTGGATCATATACATGGACATTGCCAACAGGGACAGGCACATCTGGAAATGTGATTATATCAGAAGGTACACAAACATTATCAGGAACATATACACTTGACGAAGCAGGTGGTGTTGCTGCTCTTGACATTCAAGACGGCGCTCTTTTTGAGATACAGGCTCAAGGAGGAGGTAATTGGGCTCGGTTGATATATGGCACAGGTGGATCAACAGCGACATTAACAATACCGTCACAATCAGGCGCATCTAATTTTGTGATGTCTGAAGAAACTGCTACGATTAATGGAGACAAAACATTAACTGGAACGACTGCTCTTACCGGCAATGTGAACGTTGGCGGCAACGTATCAGGGTTGTCTGGAACAGAAGTGATATCCGGGTTTGCAACGGTAACGACAACCAATGTAAATACTGCGACACTTGACGCAACCGGAAATATTACAGTTGGCGGCAATATAGTTCTCGACTCATCCGGCAAGGCTGGTATTGGGACAACTGAGCCAAATAGGTTGCTTGACATTGAAAATTCATCAGGTGACGCAAATGTATCAGTAGTGTCAGGCACATCGAATACAGCAAGCGTTCTTCTTGGTGATACCGACGACGACGATGCCGGTATTATCAAATACAACAACAGCACTGACGGTATGGAGATCCACGCAAACACGGTTGTTGCGAAGCGGTTTTTTATTCAACAACTTACCGACTCTGGGGCCGCAACTGACGTGAAGGCGCTTGGTGACTGGCTTACCAACCAAATAGCGCGAGTTGATATCGTTGCCAATTCAAATGGACAGCCCGCATGTTGTTCGTTCCATATCCGGGGGACTGGAAACACTTCTGTTGAAATATATGATTCCGCAGATAGTTGTTCAGTGACTTCAACTACGGCATCATCATTCAATCTTTATTATGACGGAGACATTGGCAAGTATGAGATGGAAAACAATCTCGGTGCCACTGTTACATTCTCAATTGAGATCCTGGGGAATTGACATGAAAAACTTAAATACATTTCTATTGTTTTTACTTGCCATAGTCTGTTGCTACGCCATTCAGGTGGCTGGAGGAGGAATCCGTGTCGGCACTGAAGGCGTTGGAGTAATGAAGTCATACGGCAAGGAGATTGTTGCAGATGATGGAACAGTTGACATGATACTATGGAGCGCAAACGGCGTCGCTGTAGTCACTGTGGTATCAGATGGGGATACATCTCAAGGCGCTTGCATGTGGCATATCCAGGGTGACGCGAATACTGTGAAACTTATCAGTGATACTCAGACGCCGCCAAAATGTGCAACATCTGATACAGATGGCAGGATGTGTATGATTGCTGACGGAGACGGAACATACACGTTTAAGAACAGGCTTGGAAGTGAAGAAACATTTATCGGGGAAGTGTTTGGGCTAGGACTTTAAGGAGAAACACATGGGAGACGCAAAACCAAAAACCGCAGCAACTGTTGATATTTTGGCGTCAGCTACTACATTACTGGCGCTCTACAATACCAAGTTGGGAACATCATTCTCAAAAGCAAAATCAGACATGGTGCAAGTGAAGGCGGCAAGCACAAACGCAGCGAATATAACGATTGGTGATTCCACTGTTACCGCTGGCAATGGCTTAAACATAGAGCCTGGCCAGGGTTTTAGCCTTCCATTTATAAGGCTTGATGGCGGTAACGTCACCGACCTGAAAGACTGGTATGCCATTGGCACTGTAGGTGACAAACTTGACATTCTCCCTATAACTGCTGTCTTTGACACCTACGAATAAGCAATGAGGTACAGACATGGCAATTTCGACACAATACATCAATCCCAAGAGGATTATTCAGGGGGCAGCTCCAAGTGGTGCGGCATATGAGGTTCGGGACTTACAAAACAATCCTTACTACGCCTATCACAATCCCTATATGCCCCACTCACAACCTGCCATCAGCTATTACACACAGCCTTATGGCGGTGGAAATGCAGCCATGTCAGGCGGTCAACAACCAAGTTATTACCGATTCACTGATCAAAACGCAATGGCTCGCCAGGGGATTGGCACGCCCGGCAATGTCCAGGCGTTGAGCCAGACATACAACACCGGGTTCAGCAGCCCGAACCAGCTCTATGCCAAACCGGTGGCAGGCG